ATATCATTCCACGTAATAACTCCTGGCTCTACTGTATCTAATGATAAAGAATTAGCATCAGGTGTTATATTTGCGTCAGCAGTTATGATAACATTTCCTGTAGCCAAGGTCAAGTCAACACCTGATGGTAAAACATCAACATCTGTGCTTATGCTAATATTACCTATATTTAAAGTTACTTGTGAACCTGTAACAGTATGATCTACATCTGTTCTAATACTTAAAGTTCCAAGACCTAAAGTTACTTGGTTTGGTGTTAAATTTTCTGTAACAGAGTCTGCAATGACTCCTGCACTACCAATACTAATTGTTACCTGATTGCCTGTTACAGCTACTGTTACATTACCCTCAGTTGTAGAGGTTGCAAATGGTAATGCTGATATTGCGTCAAATCCTAAACTCATAAAAATTCCTTAAAAGGAGACAGGGGGTATGTGGTGGTGCCCTGCCTCCATCTAAGGATTATATCATCGTTTAAACCAGTTAGGAAGACCTAAATGTGGACGCTTGTCAAACATATTATCCTTCGCTCCTGGGGTCTTACGATTATTATAATGCAGAAAAACTTGTACACATTGTTTGCCTTTGAATTTTTCTCTCCAATGTTCTAACTCACAACCAGAATAAACAAGCATATCTCCTTGTTTTAGATCTACTTTAACACCTTTTTTGCCGACTTCTCCGGATGGTTCTAGATATATTGGCCAATCATCACCACCAAGATTCATAGTTGTAGATATCTCACAACTAAATCTATCTTTATGTCGTTTTAATTCATCACCTTTTTTATATATTCTAGCGTATGTATACGCAGGATATAGTTTTAATCCTGTAGCTTTTTCCATACCTGGTTGACATTTAAGTAATAAAGTTTCCATGGCAATATTACCGTAGGCAGAATACGTATTTGGTATTTGACCATTTGGCTCTTCATAATATCCTAATATATTTTCAAAAGGTGAAAAGTATCTAGCAGCTCTACAAGTATCATAAACCTGTTTTTGCATACAAAAATAATTTGCAATAAAGGCTGCTAGGTCTTTTGATATAGCCTGTCGTATAACTGTGTATTTATTTTTTTTAAACATCTTTTGCCATTTCTTTTGGAACTGCTTGTATGTTCCAATGTATAAACCTAAAAGGTTCTTTACCATGATCAACAGCAAACTCATGTTCTAAATATCCTGGGAATATAATTAACATTCCTGGTTTAGGTCTAATATGAAATTGTTCATGTCCAGGCCATACACCTTTTAAGTCTGATTTCATGTGTAATTTAGTTGTTCTTGCACCGGTTCTAGGTTCGTGAAATATTGGATAAGAAGTTTTATCGCTACATTTTAAAAAATAAAAACCTGATACATGTTGATTCCAATGTATATGTGCAGAGTGATGACCACCTCCTTTTTTAGCAAACTCTTGCACCCATAACTCGCTAAACATAGTTGTATATTTAGACATATCATAACCTTGATGATCTAAATACTCCCAAGACTTTTGACCCATGTAATTTCTAAAATCTAAAAAATCATTGTCAGCTGTAAGAGGTGTTGAATGATATGATCTTCCAAAATCACCATATTCTTTTATATATGCTTTTTCTCTTTTACGAGCATCGGTAATATATTTATTAGTTGCTTTGTTTAAAGATTTTAAAAACTCTGGTTTTTCTTCACTCCAAATTAAAGTTGGAAAATAACTATTTATTTGCATTATCTAAAAGGCCTCCCTAAATGCCATGCTACAAGACTGTACCTTGTACCTGATGTTACTGGTTTAACTCTATGCCATACAAAACTAGGAAACACAATAATAGATCCTCTTGGTAATATTTCTTTACACTGTATTCTATGTTTTGTTTCATCTCTCATGTGTGGATCATAGTTCCTAAAATCAAATTCTAACTCACCGCCTTTATATTCTGAACCATCTGTTAATTGACAAGTCATAGATAATTTTCTAATTTTTCCATTAGAAGGATCTTCTTCTTTTCTTTGATAAGGTTTATCCCAACCATCACAATGCCAATCGTAATATTGATTTAATTTATATTTTGTAAACTGACAAGATTCTGACCAATCCCAATCAAAATTCCAACCAGCTAATCTATTTGCTTCATGAACATAAGGATGTATTTCTTTATATATCCATTTATCATTAAGCCATACTAAATCAGAATTTCTTTTTCTTTTTAAATTCAATACTTCTTGTTTATTTAATTTTCTATCTCCATAACCACCAGTTCTAGCCATTTCTTCTTTTTGTTGATTAGCATAAGCTATAACTTCGTCACAAAATCTAGGTGTTAATGCTTTACTAAAATACCAATAATAATTAGATATGTTCATATTATATTTTTTTTAATTTCTTTTATTACTTTTTTGTTTAATTGTGATTCTTTAAATCTTTTATATCTATCATACAATGGAATAAATTTTTCCCACGAAGAGTGATTAGAGCAGGTGTAAGATATTTTGTCTAACATTTTGGTCATGTCAAATCTTATTAATTTTATAGGATTTTTACAATTAAAATTAAAATAAACTATGTCTTCATCTTTCTCTATTAAAAATTTACTTTTATTCCATATATTAAATTCTAAATTTACATTTCTAAACCATTTGGAAATATTAAAAGATCCTGGAACTATAGAGCCATATTGTAAATGAGGAGCATCAGAAAAAAAAGGAGAGGTCATTGTCATTTCAATATCTTCTTCACTAAAAAATATATAACTTAATTTAATACTAAATAATTTATTGTTTTCTAAATTATTAGAATGCGGCACATCCCAAGCTAAATAGTTTTTAGAAACAGGAATAATATTATTATTTTCTATATGATAATAAGTTTGTAAAGGACATTTAAAAACTACTATTTTATTAGTTAAATTTTTTACAGAGGGACATAAAAAAAGATTATTAGATTTTTCTAAATTTTTAGATTTTTTATCTTTTAAATCATCAAATAAAATTGTAGGATTTTTATATAAAATATCCCAATTTGTATCCTCCGTATAAACTGCAGGAGACCAATAAATTTTAGATATACTCATAAGTTATAGTTTGTACAAAATTTAAACTATCCTTTTGATTATTGGTTAAGTAATACATACAAGTTGATGGAAACATTATAAATTTATTATTTGTAAGTTTTATATCCCAAGATCTACCTTTACGTCTATTATCTTCATAGTGTATTCGAACCCTACAATCTTTGACTTTTACACCATAGAGTAATGTATAATCTGGTGAGTTCCGTAAATCTACAGGATCTATATTTAGTAAAGGTATGGTTGTTTCTTGAGGTTTATATGTATTACCCCACATATCTTTATTAACTAAATTAACATTATATTCTACACCTATATGTTCTCTTATGTAAGTGTTTAAAATATCAAGTGTTTTTGAAAATGGTAAAGGTGAATCTGTAACGTTAGATTTTAAAATCTCGTTTTGTAATTTATCTCGGTCAATGTCCCAATCTTTGGGCATTGCTACATCACCAAAATATAATGCTGTTTCAGATAATACTTTCTTTTGCATACCACATACCTTTTTAAATTAGACTTTAGTGTCTGTCAAGTCCCAGGACTGACCTTCTTCATTCCATCTATACACCCACTGGTGAGTGTCAGCTGCATTCTGTGATTCTTGTTCTGCAGTTAGTGCAGGTGCATCACCAATTGGTGATTTCCACGTTGCAGTTGTAGTGTCTTTTATCCAAGATGGATAAGGTGATTTATGCCAAAAAATTTGATTATCTTCGTCCCATACCATACCTATGCCCGCATAGTTTCCTCTAAACGCTTTTGAATTATCACCAGATTTATGCTTATTTTGATAAGTGTTGTATGAAGTTTGAATCCACATTTCTGCAGGCCAATTATTATGTAATTCTAAATATTGTTGACCTACTCTTTCATCTTCAACACCATCAGCATTTAACATATCTTTATTATCTAAAGTTAATACTGCTATAATTTTTCCGTTAGCTCCTAGTTTTGCAAAATGTGCCATAATGTTTCTCCTTATATATTAATTTTAATTATCATTCAACT